TCCAGCCACGCGGCAGACGCATTCGGAATGATGGCGGTGGTGTATGAGCCACCGAACGCATCATGGGGTAAGCCGTTAAGGGTTAATTTAAAGGGTATTGTATGAGTGGCAGAATACTAGGAATATTAGACAGTCTGTCGGACATTGCTGGGGATTTAGTAAGGAGAGGTGTACCAGAGAGTACGGCGCTAAAGATAGCGTCAGGTGAACTCCCAATGGACCAGGCGAGTCGATCATCAAGAGCCTTGGATCAGGGTTACGACCTTAATAGCCCCCAGTTCCACGGAACATCGTCTGAGTTTGTTAATAGTCAACCGTCATCGGTGGGTAACTTAGGTTCTGGGTTCTATACAACGCCTGATACTGACTATGCCGGTTCTAGATCAATGGTGGCAAAGTTTAAAAAGGGCGTAGACCTAAACGCCGGGCAAAACATTATCCCAATGGTTACAAGGGAGGGTAATTACTTAGACTTAAACCAAGCGCACGTTCCGAACCAGTATTCATCTCCAGACTCACAGCAGGCATTGGTTGATCGCGGATTTGATGGAATAAGGCGCAGCATAGGTGATGAGTTAATAGAGACAAACACGTTTGATCCCTCAAATGTTAGGTCGCTGTACGCAGCGTTTGATCCAGACCAAAAGACTAGCAGGAATATGCTTGCTTCGGCATCGGGCATTGGTCTATTGGGTGCAACGGGCTCAGAGGATGCTGAAGCTGGACCCTTAACCGCAGGCGCTAGACGGCTTATTGATTCTAGGTTCTCTAGTGCTGTGGGTGGTGGTAACGAGCGTAAGGGCGTGCTAGAAGCGGTTGAGACCATGCAGACAGGTGTTGACCCCAGGTTAATGGATACAGGCTTACAACGTAACCTATACGACTTTGAGGGTAGCCCTTATATTCTAACGCAGTCTGATCGTTCGGCTGCTGGAGGGATATTAGACTCTATTCACGGCAAGGCGATTGACCCGGTTGACTTACGGGGTGGCAGAGACTTCATGTTCGACCCAAGCTCTCAGGGTCAGGTATGGGCCTCAGACCCAGGTGTTGTTAACTCCTTGCATAAGCGAGCGTCTGAACTAAAGAAAGAGTTTGGTCAAGACCCCTTGATACTTCCCTACACGATGGCACCGACTGGAATTGATTTTTCCACGATGCCTTTAGATACAATGATTAACTATGCCCGTCAGGGTATGAGTAAGACCAATATTAAGAAGCTTGATCGTCAGATTAAGGCTGTCATCCCTGAATGGGGCGGCATTAGTGACCCGGCCTCCAATGCAATCTTTGGTCAGGTAAAGGGACCAGCGCGTAAGAAGATCGCCGACATTATTGATAAGAGCTACCGTGACGTTAACGGTGGGTTATCAATCTCTGAGGCTAGGGCTGCAACTACTGATGCCGGTCAGTACATGGAGGCAGAGGGCACACTCAAGAACATAGGCCGTATTGACAGTTCCGCTGGATTGATTGCTGAGTCAGGGCATCCTACCTATCGCGGTGGTCTTCCTGGTGAGGGTATCGGTACACTGGCTGAGTCTATTAATGCTAGACCGCTTATGGAGAATAACGGTCGAGTCCTCGCCAATGATATGTCAGATATTCGTGCATTAAGCATGAACCACGGACTATCCCAAGGGGTCATTGATGAGGGCCTATTGAAGCGCGTCTATGGTCAGGCTGATCCTAAACTACTGGGCGCAATGGCATTAGGTACTGGTGGAGCGGGTGTTGCCGCACCTGCCGCCAAGGGGCTGTTTGATTCAATAGGCGATACAGCACTAGAAAGCATGTCAAGCGTTAACCGGGCAGTGGCTAATGGGGTGAACTTCTTAACCTCTGATCAAATCAACGCAATATTAAACCTATCAGGAAGCGACAAGCGCATCCCTGATTTATACGATATACCCGGTGTGGAAAGCGGTACGAAAGGCAACTACATGGAACCAGGTCTACTCCGTCAAATTGTCCGACAGGGCAGTGAATTTCTAAGCCCCATCTAAGGTAACCCAATGGCAATTACAACCTACAGCGATCTTAAAACAAGCATCGCTGACTACCTCAATCGTGCGGATTTAACGAGCGTTATACCTACGTTCATCGATCTCGCAGAGGCGCAGATTAACCGTGATGTTCGGCACTGGCAGATGGAGAACCGGGCGACAACGACCTTTGATGGGCGTTACGCAACCAGACCCTCCGACTGGATTATGACCCAGAGAATGCACTTGAGCACCGGCAGCACCACCGCAATGACTTTAATCAGTCAGCAAGCGATGGCCGAAAAGCGTATGGCCGCAAATAATGCATCTGGAAAGCCGTTGTTCTACTCACACAGTGAGTCTCAGTTTGAACTGTATCCAACGCCAGATGCGTCCTATACCGCCGAGGTTCTGTACTACCAGAAGATACCCGCACTGACCGACAGCAACACCAGCAACTGGCTACTGAGCTACGCGCCTGATGTCTATCTGTACGGCGCACTGATCCACTCAGCGCCTTATCTATCAGAGGACGGCAGGACGACCGTCTGGGCATCAATGTACCAGGCAGCCGTTGATCAATTAAACCTACAGTCTGAGACTTCTAAAACGTCCGGGGCTGGACTTAAATTACGAGTAAGAGGACTAGGATGAGCTTTTCAAACTATTTAGAGACAGAGATACTGGACCATGTATTTGGTGGCGCTGCGTACACTGCGCCGTCAACGCTGTATGTGGCACTTTACACGGCCACGCCTAATGACGCTGGCGGTGGCACTGAGTTAAGTGGATCGGGCTACACGCGCAGGACTGCTTCCTTTTCAACCTCTGGGGCCACTACGTCTAACAGCGGCGCTGTTGAGTACCCAACGGCAACAGGGAGCTGGGGCACGATCACGCACATTGGCGTATTTGACGCGGCCACCTCTGGCAACCTGATGGCGTATGGCGCACTAAGCTCAAGCAAGGCTGTTGATACGGGCGATGTCTTTCGCATACCCGCTGGCGATCTTGATATTACGTTGAACTAATATGCTGTACAGCGCAGGTAACTACGGGTACGGAGATTATGCCGTTCACTCGATGCGCTACGGTGAATACAAGTACGGCTTTGCAACCTATACTGGGACCACGCTAACTAACGCCCAGGCAACAGTGACGGCTAGTGTTGCGTCCTCTGCAACAGGGCAGCGCCTACGCAGTTCTGGTCTTGAGATTACGGCAGTATCTGCGTTTGCCTCAATAGGCCAGCGTATTCACCTAGCGGCGCTAGAGCAGGCCAGTCATCCGTCTTTGTATGGTGGCTACGTTTACGGGGCTGTTGACTACAGCGCACCAAGAATTACTCATCCGATCACCGCAATCGCGTCAACGGTTGCATCGGGTCAAAACATTTTCCAGAGGTCTGCGGCACTCAGTGCGGCGGCATCATCGGCAATATCAGGCAACATTACAGCAGCAAGCGGCGCATCATTCTCCGCAGTGGCATCCATTGTGGGTGCTGGGCAGCTAACGGTTGTCGGGGTGGGTCAGGTGACCGCTGATAGCAGCGCGCTATTCTCTGGAAACATTACGGCTGCCGGGGCAACAACGATGCCTGGTGCCGCAACCTTAAACATTGTCGGCACCATACTTTGGGAAGACAACGCACTTAGCTCGGCAAACTATGTCGATATCAATCTGGCATCGAATACTTATTCTGATGCCAATCTAACAAATAATTCTTGGGAGGCCGCTTAAATGGCTGATACAACTACAACGACTTACGCACTTGTAAAGCCAGAGGTCGGCGCGTCCGCTGGCACTTGGGGAGCCAAGTTAAACACTAACCTAGATAACATCGACAACTTGCTCGACGGTACAACTGCCGTAGCAAATATGGACCTAAACACTCCAGACATCGATAACGGAACAATTGATGGATCAGCTATCAACAGCGCAATCATTGGTGGCACAACTGCTGCTGCGATTACAGGCACTGTTGTGGTGGCTAACACCTCTGTCAATATCGCTGGTGATGGCGCAACCGTTACCGGGATAAAAGACGAAGACGATATGTCGTCTAACTCTGCGGTCAAGCTGGCAACCCAGCAGTCTATCAAAGCCTATGTTGATACAGCGGTCACTGGGGTTAAGAAGGTCGGTCTTGAGACTATTTATGTCCCGGCAGCGGCCATGTACCCAGAGACAACAAACGGTGCCTCTGATCTAGAGCAGGTTGAAT